CAGGCGGGAACGCGCGCGACGCACATCTTCCCAGTATTCTGGAATGCCGGAAGGCCCAGTGTCTCACAGAACGTGAAAGTTCCCTGAGACACGAAGGTCTTGCGACGGTTGAGTCCACAACCTACCGCGTTCAATGCAAGCTCATACTCCTGGATGGAGTACGAAGCTTCCATTTCATCGCGGCAGGCACCGACGCAATCGTCGCCGCGGACTGCGTAGTACGGAAACGCACTACCAGCCCACGCCGAAATCCAAGAAAGAACCGGGAAGCTGAGGGGAGTGCCCATCGGAGTGCCCCTTCGCCATCGCCAACGCAAGGCAGGACGCGAGTCGTCCTCCTGATACGTCCAATGGTGAAGAGGATCCAGCCCGAGGCTCATCCGTGCAAGGGGCAAATCCGCTGGGCGGATCAATCCCGAGTCGTGAAGAGCCTGTATGACGACTTCCGCTGCGTCATGGTGGATGCCGTCGGTGGCCTGTGTAAGGTCTGCGGACACGAAAGTGCTAGCAGACGAACCCAGGCCTCGCCGATTAACAAGGGTCCCGGTTGGGACTGCCGTGTCCCAATCAGCAGACGGCAACAAGTGCCCGCTCCTTCTTATCCAATCTCCCTCGACGAAAGTCAAGGCAGACGGGATACCAAGGGCGCGGTACTTGAGGCCGGCCTGCTGAAGTACCATGAGCTTGCAGTAGCGAGGTGGCCTTTCGACCGCCTCTCTCCTGCGAAGTTCAAGTACTCCGATAGCCTTGTAGGCATCCACCAAGTCGCAGTCTTCCGTGTTGAGTCGGGTGCAGGAGCGCGCCAGCTTGTAGGCGTAACAACCCAAGCTGTCCTGCGCGAAGGGCTTCAAGTCACGCAGGGCCCTCGGGAGAACGGGTCCGGGTATTACCCCGGGCTCGTCCCCCCCAAGCCCCACGCGGAACTTAGCCACCCTCTCCTTCCCAACACGGAAGAGGAAGCCGTCAACTCCGCCTTGCTGCGAGGAGCTCTCGTAGCAGGCGGACGTGCTGGATGGCAAAGAAGTCGGAGTGTGGATGCGAGGTCCGCGTCTCCTTCGAGAGACCGACCCCGCAACATATTCATACAAAGACTTCTTTGCCCACTCCGGTGTGGGAATTGCCTTACGACTCTTGGCATAGGTCTCCATTGCGACGCGATGCGCTCCACCAGGTGGAGGGCAAGGCAAAGCTCTGGAGAACCTCGAAAACGCGAACCCGTCGAGCTGACGGCCCCATGCGCGCTTCCAGAAGAATTGAACAAGGTCCTTTCGGATCCTGGGCAACTCCTCTGGAAGCGGCACACGCATGGCACCGCATCGCACGGCGTGCGCGAGTTTCTTGCACTCCTGGGCTACGAACAACCAACCTCTCGATTTGATTGTTCGTGTGACCCATCGGTGCAAATGCCAAGAGGCGGAAAGGCTATCCCACCCAGCGTGGACCAAACCAGACCAACAGGCTGTCCATACCTGTTGGTCCGAAGCATTACGCCTCCCGTGGTGCCGGCTCCTGCGAGGAACTTTGTTCGTCGTATTTGCCTGCTCCGCCGAGGAGGACCGAAGAAGTGACGGAAGTCGCTTCTTGGTGTCTCGCTCAAAG